AGTCGACATCGAGACGACTCGCCCGATCGGCGGCTGGTGCTCGACGGAAAACCTCGATCGCCAGGATGAAGTCGTCGTCGCGAAGGGACTCGATTTCAGCGAGTTCGTCTCGTTCGGCTACTTCAACGACAACCACAAGCAGGAGACCGGAGCCGTCCTCGGTTATCCGCGCGTAGCCCGCCTGGAGAAGAGCCGCTGGTGGACCGAGGGCAACCTGCTCATCGGTTATGCACCAGCAGACAAGGTGTGGGAGCTGGCGAAGGCGATGAAGAAGTCGTCCGCCCCTCGCAGCCTCGGCTTCAGCATCGAGGGCAAGGTTCTCGAACGGGACGGGGGGAACCGGATCGTTCGCGCGAAGGTTCGCAACGTCGCCATCACCAATGCGCCGGTGAACACCGACTGCGTATGGGGAATCTTGAGCAAGGCGTTCGCTCCACTCGCTACCGTGGAGAAAGCACAACGCAAGGCTCTAGCGGAAAATTCTTCGTTAGTGCAGAGTGTGGGGGTCAGTCGTCGGGGCCACCACGTGAACAGCATCGTCCATGAGCGCAACGACCTCCTCTCCACGGATGAGGCGATCGGTCGCGTGCAGAGGATCCACCCGCACCTCAGCAAGTCCGCTGCCTCGCGCATCGTGAACTTTGCGATGAAGCGCTAAGGAGAAACGCAGATGCCCGCAGTCGTGAATGCAACCTCGCCCCACCCGTACCAGAGCAAGTACAACGAGCTTCTGCACTCGGGCATCGTCGCCGTGACCGGCTCGAAGGTCGTCGACCTCGGGATCGGCCACAACAACTTCGTTCCGACTCTCGTCCAGCAGGCATCGCTCGCCGCGGACGTCAACAAGGCCCACAAGCTGTCGTGGGCCTACGGCTCGAAGCTCGGCACGTTCGTCATCTACGCCTGGAAGGTGACGACGCTCGCCAGCAACCCCACGCTCATCGCTGCCACCGTCGCCGTCAACGTTTCGTTCACTGCCATCGCCGACAGCTCGGTTGGCTAGTAGGAGGATCTCATGGGCCAGAACGCATCTCTCCCCAACTTCGCCAACGTCTCCCTGTTCAAGGTGATGCAGGCGGAATCGCTCGTCGTCCCGGACACCGTCCAGGTGGCGTCTCCGAGCGGCATCTCGTCTGGCCTCTCGCCGGCCACCCTCTTCGACACGAAGCGGGCCTGCGTCGGCGGGTACATCTACGCGATCGTCAGCGATGCTGCCGGTCCGACGATGATCGACTACCAGGCGAAGATCACCCCGGGCGAGACCATCGCGCTCAGCGCGGCCGGCGCGGTCACGACGCTGACGCTCACTGACGTGAACGGCACCGTCCGCACGTACACGTTCGCTTCCACCGCGGTCGCCGCGGTCCTCGGTTACTACTCGTAATCGAGGAGGGGAGAACCACCATGGCCAAGACCAAGAACAAGATCCCCGAGGGCAAGCTCCTCAAGGCGCTCGCCGAGCTGGAGGACGCCGTCGAGAAGGGCGATCCTCTGCAGGACGCGGATCCAGAGGGTGGTTTCTCCACCGAAGGTACGCCGCTCTCCGCGAAGGCCCCGAGCGGCAAGTCCGACGCGAAGAAGTCGCGCGGCGCTTCGGAGAGCGACAACTCTTCGGACGACGACGACACCGCGAAGGCGTTCTCCACGAGCGACCTGATGTCGCCCAAGGAGAAGAAGAAGGACAAGGCGAAGAAGTCGTTCCCGCCACCGAAGGACGACGCGTCTTCGGACGATGCGTCTTCGGACGACGCGTCCTCGGACGACGGCGACTCGGCCGAGAAGTCGTTCCGCGACACCGCGGAGCAGGACGAGAACATGTCGAAGGCCATCGAGGTCTCCGACTTCCTCGAAGCGATGGTTGACCAGGTCAGCCTGACGCTTCTGACGATGACGAAGTCGTTCCAGACGGCGATTGCCGACATGGAGCAGCGCCTCGGCGCTCGCATCGACAACCGCGTGGCGAAGGGCATCTCGATGTCGGGCGATTTCAACGCCCGCCTCGCGAAGGCCATCACCGCGATCGGCACCACCGTCGAGGAGTCGGCTGACCTCGTCAAGTCGCTCCAGAACGCGCCCGTCGCTCCCCGCGGCAAGGCGCTGCTCTCGAAGGGCGAAGTTCACCAGCCGCCCTGGGGCGCTGGTGGTTCGGGCGCATCGCCCGAGCTGGCGAACGGTTCGGACTTCTCCGAGCTGTCGAGCATCCCCGCCGAGAAGATCGGTGACTGGTTGTTCGCGAAGTCGTCCCGCAACCAGATCGATCCCAAGCTCATCATGGCTTGGGAAGCCAACCGCTACGATGTCACCACCCTGCCCGAGGAGATCCAGAAGTCCCTCGCCAGCGATCTTCTCAAGTAGGAAAGGACCGAACCATGATCTCGATGAAGGACTACGAGGGCTATCACGGCTTCGGTCAGCAGAGCGCGACCGACGTCGAGGACCTGAGCAAGGCACTCAGCGCCGGTTACCAGAACCCGCCCGTCTCGGGCTCGAATGCGCTGCGCGTGGAGTCGCTGGAGCAGACGCTCCGCATCCTCACGTTCACGCAGGCGCACATCCAGTTCTGGCGGGACATCCCGAAGCTGCCGGCGTTCAGCACGGTCGAGGAGTACAACGTCCAGACGAGCTACGGCTCCGAGGGCGGGATGTTCACCCGAGCGGGCGAGCTGCCGCAGGTGCAGGATGCCTCGTACGAGCGCCGCACGGCTCTCGTGAAGTACGTGACCACGCAGCGCGAGGTCGACCACCCGACGACGCTCGTCCGGCCCGCTCACGGCAACGTGATCGCGCAGGAGACGCAGAACGGTGGCATCTGGATCCTGGAGCGCGTCGAGCGCGCGCTCTACACGGGTCGCAGTGACGTGATCTCCGAGGCGTGGGACGGCATCGACACCCAGATTCGCAGCGATGCGAGCGCGGCGTCGACGTCGATCATCGACCTTCGCGGCGGCATCCTCACCGAGGACAACATCGAGGACGCGACGAACCGCGTCATCGAGAACTACGGCGTCCCGACCGACCTCTACGCGGCGCCCAAGGCGCTGTCGTCGATGGTCAAGCAGTTCTACCCGCGCGAGCGCTTCTCGATGCCCGCGCCGGTGGATGGCACCGTCGGCATGTCGGTGAACAAGGTCCGCACGCAGGCGGGTCTCATCAACCTGAAGGGGAACATCTTCCTCCGCTCGGGCAAGAACAACAGCGTCAAGTCCGCGCCGGCAAGCGCGAACGCGGTGCGCGCTCCGGTCGCTCCGACCCTCACGTCGGCGACTCCCAACGGCGGTCCGTTCACGGCCTCGCTGTTCGGAGCCTCGGACGTCGGCGTGTGGCGCTACAAGATCGCGTCCGTCAACCGCTTCGGTGAGAGCGCCGCGAGCGCTGCGGTCACCGCGACGCTGGTTGCCGCTGGCGACCACGTCACGCTCGTCATCACGAACAACGCCGACTCGTCGGACGTGACGACCGGCTACAACATCTACCGCTGCCCGGTGGTCGGTGGTGTTGCTGGCACGGAGCAGTTCATGTGGCAGATCCCGCGCATTGCGGGCTCGGCGACGACCACGTGGATCGACGAGAACCGCTACCTGCCGAACACGTCGAAGGCGTACCTGAAGCAGATGAACCTGCAGGGTCTCTCCTTCCGGCAGCTCGCGCCGATGATGAAGATCCCGCTCGCGACGATCGCGCTCAGCATCCGCTGGGCCATGCTGCTCTACGGCATGCCGATCATCTACGCGACGCGCAAGTTCGTCATCTTCGACAACGTCGGCGACGAGTAGTCCAGCTTCCGCCTGTGACGGGCGGATAGGGTGGTTCAAGGCCCCCGTGCAGAAGCCGCCGCTCAGGGCGGCTTTTGTGCGTCTAGGCGCCGCCGACGCGTTGCTGTAGGGTGAGCCCCATGGCGAAGATCAAGGCAAAACTGCGGTCGATGGCCCTTCGGGGCGAGACGACCACCACCCGGTGGGGCAACGTGACCTTCTCCAGCGAAGGGCTGGCGGAGCTGGAGGTCGAGGAGGAGGATCTTCCCCTCCTCGCCGGCTTGAAGTGGCTTGTGGAGGAGCCTGTGACGCCTGAAGAGGTGCTGGATGGTGATCCTCCGC